TAGTAAACATCTTTTACATTCGGGTTGCGAAAGTAAAAGGTGTGAGTTTCTCCTCCGACCGGGTTCGAACCGATGACCTACAGGTTAACAGCCTGTCGCTCTACCAGCTGAGCTACAGAGGAATGGTCCTCTCTACTAGAATCGAACTAGTGACCATTGGAACTACAGTCCACAGCTCTACCGACTGAGCTAAGAGAGGATGAGGGCCATCACATATGCTTGTTCAGGGAGCCTCCTTAAGGTGAACAGTCTTAAGAGTCTCCCACATATGATCCGGTTTTGTGATCACTGGGTACGAAGTGTGGGACATCCTAAAAAGGCACTCGCCAGCCAGGCAATCACGGTTATTCGAATTTTGAGTTAGAGTTGGCCTTTGCCGATGCCCCGTATTTCAATAGTTGGTCCCAAAAGTCAGGGACACCGACCCCCCTCTCCATCCGAATAAGCTCCCACCAAGATTCGAACTTGGGGCGGTGGATTCAAAGTCCACAGTGTTAACCAACTACACTATAGGAGCAGATATATCTTCATGTAACGAATTATCTTTAAGTTCGTATATGTATTTAAAATAGTACATGACCACTGAAAATAAACCTGCTGCAATATTCGTGATTAACATAGGAATCACTTTATAGTATAATGAGAACACGAGCGACAAACTACTCGCCAGTAAATTTAAGTGTAAGAAGGAATAGTTAATAGCTTTCGCATCTTTATGTTTATACACGTGATGGATTTCGGGTATAAACATGAGTACTATGACGATAGATCCTAATAGACCACATACGTCGATGATATTCATACTTACGTATAAAGGTCTTCATTTTTTTAAGTGGGTCGCTCGAGCTTTTCGATACGCCCGATTACGTCTACGAGAAGTGTGTTAAAGTGTGTTTGGCGGTTTTCGAGGATGACCACCTTATTTTTGAGTCTATTATTTTCGATCTGTAATTCGCGGGTATAATCTTTAGTTTCGGTCGTTCCCGAAGGCATCGCCGGTTTCTCCGGCCAAACGGGGTTCAATGGATCTTCCGTCACCGCGGGAAGGTCGCGTAAAGCTTTACGGTACGCGAGCCATTGTTGGTACGACGCGTCGTCGATCGCATAATCTTCTGAAAAGATCCAATCAACCTCGGCGAGGCGCTGGTTACGTTCCTGGCGGAGTTTTGTTATAGGTTTAGATTCGATTTCCTTCTTTAACGTGTTTTGTTTTACCGCCTGATCAAGTCTTATTTGAAATTCTTCTTTTGATGGTATGTGTGGGTAAGAACCAAAATATATAGATTCATACGTGACACCGTTTGAAAATGTACCTATCTTTGGACACATTTCCCTGATAAGCGTGGTCACGATATTACAATTTTCGGGTGTCAACTCCATTACTGATATTTAAGAAATTTTATTGATGTTTAAAGATGAATGCACCGCGGCAAGGTATAAAGTTACGGTACCCCCGGCTGAATAAAAACGGAACTTCCAATCTTTCTTCATATAAACCGTTTTACTATACGATCTTGTATCATCGACGGTGATGTTTGCGGTATAAAATGTATACGTGTCTTCTACCTGGTTCGAATTTGAATCTTGAAGCTCAAAGCTACCCCAGCGACCTCCATCGAATCCATTAATGAACATAACCATATCAATAGAATACATGCCATCTTCGGGTGCGGTAAAAAAACCCGTCGTTGCATTCCATGCGTTCGGGTCGGCTCCGTTACGAGTTTTTTTTACGGTTCCATATACAGTGGAGTCTCCGTTGCTGGAAAACCAATTCTCGGTCCCTGTATAAACAGCGTTACCACCGTCTCCAGTTATGAACCAACCCATCCCTGCATTATTTACCATTCCCGATGTTTTAATATCCCCACGCACATCTAACTGCGCCTCGGGGGCTTTCCCGATACCGACAGCCGTGTCGCTGATGACCATGGACCGCCCGGTTCGGCCCAAGTTGTAGAGTTTCTTGACCTCTGAGGGTTCGAGGGCGACGTCGTATGCTTTTATTTGCGAAAATTCGCCGTCGAAGTATACAGTTGAACCCTCGTGATAACCTAAACGTAACTTCGACTGTGAAGTTGAACCGGCTAAATTCATCACACCAGAATTTGCCGTATTATTAGCATGGCTCGTAAGTTCTTCGCCGTCTATATAAAACCTAAATCCACCCGGAAGCGTTCCTTCTTGTGTCGCCGTGTAGTGGTACCATCTTCCAACTTCCGGTTTCGTTGTGTTGGGGTGTAAATAATAATTTTCGGGACCACCACCACTTGCTGTTAGTCTAAATCTATATTCTCCGCCGAAGTATTGAAGTCCTAACCAAAACATTTCTTTATTTCCAAATGCACTATCGGAGGTTTTACCCCATAAAAATAGCATATGAAGATGACCATTTGTTGTTACATCGTCGTGATATTTTACCCAAAAACTTACAGTCAAAGGTCCGGTGCCTACCGTAGACGTAATAGCTTCAATGCCACCTTTATAACTCCCCAATGCACTCGCACCCCCCGCCACGTCAAACGATTTATTGGGGGCATTATATGTAGTTATTTGTAACTTCCCATGATTCCCCTTCCCCGAAATATCTGTAGGGCTCGAATTGACCGTTGTATCGAAATCCACCACCAACTTCTCGGGTCTCGGGGTTTCCGTATCCACGTCATACCTCGAAATGCGGGGCACATCGAGGGACCTCCCTAACGTCAGCGAACCCTTATCGAGGGTCGTGGGACCGGGAGTGCCGAAGTAGCGGAGTTCAGAAATATTCAACTCGGCCCTCGAATATTGGGGATCTAGCTTTGTGCACACCAAAGCCAAATATTTATAATACTTGGTACTGCTCACTGTATAATTTTTAGTTACTACGGTACCACTGTTAGTAAAACCGGACCCTGATATACTGTCTATCGTTTCCCAAATAATATCATCGTTTGAACCCACGATAACCCAACTATCGGGTGCGTATTCATAATAAGCACCGTATATTTGTATCTGATAACTGGTCACTTTAATTTTATAAGGTAATACGAGCTTAAGCCATTCGCCGTTATGACTACCGAGTTTCGTACCTCTAGTTGGTAACCCTGTAGATGTCGAGTAAGAAGGATTGTGTGTGTTCCATGTATTTCCTGGCCAGGGAGACGCTTGTATCTTATTAAATGCCTGATACGAATGATAGCTCCCGGAACTGGGTTCACCACTCGCGTACGCACAAAACACTCCATGTCCCTCAACCAAGGTTTCGTAACCCGTCACCCCCCTAGGAGGATACTCTTGGATCCGTTCATCTCCCGCCAACTCGAGTTGCCCCGAGGGTTCGGTGACCCCGATGCCCAAGTGTCCCTTGTACAGGGTTACTTGGGATTTGGACCCCAAGAAATAGTCTTTTTGGTAATCGTAGAGTTCCTTCACTTGGTCGGCGTTCAGGGCTTTGGAGTAGAGACGGAAGTTCGCGATGGAACCTTTAAATGGTAAAGTTCCGGAAGTAATTGTACCAGACGATGAAAAGGCGGCTCCTAATCCTACGGTTGGATTAGAAGGGAGATTCAAATTATCCGTCAAGGTTTCGCCGACCATTTCACCGTTTATGTATAGTTGATATCCAGACGAAGCATTGTGAACCAAATTAAGATGATACCATGTATTTGTTACCGCTGTCACCTCAGTAGTTAACGACCCATTTCCACCGTATGTATAAAACCTGAATTTTCCGGTACCTTCATTTACTCTTAATCCACTTTGTGTTGGAGTTCCGTCGTATCCAATTGTAAAGATTACATTTTCACTTGTGGAATCTGTTACTCGGTCGAATTTAACCCATAAACTAGCTGTAAAAATAGCGTTCCCTGTAAAAGAGGTAGCAGCTGTTTGAATGGCATCTCCCGTTCCATCAAAAACGAAAGCTCCGTTTGATATCTGTGGATCACCATACGCGGTTCCACCTATGGTTGTACCCCCCAAACCTGATACAGAAGTCAGAGCTCCATTATCCAGGTCCTTCGCATCATAATAGACCTCCAACTGGGTCCCAGTGGTCACCGGCGCGTTGTACACGGTCTTTAGGGTGGTGTCTAGGGAGCCACTGCCTTCTTCGTGTCCGTAGAGTTCGAGTTCTTCAATGTTTACGTAATAATTCGTTCCTATCTTTTCCCACACAAATCCAAAATATTCATATTTTACGGTAGAATTGACGTTGTATGTGTATGTATGTTCCCCACTTGATGAATCTCCAATTAAACTTACGTCACTGAACGAAAAAATATTTTCCCAGTTAGTTCCGTTATTTGATCCAAGAAATGTAGCCGAACGAGGAACGCGTTGAGGCTGTCCAGCACGTGATATAAACTTCACATGGTCTAAGCTAATTTTCTTAGGCAGACGAATATACAACCACGTTCCATTCACACCACCCAAAGATTCCACTGGATTTTCTTGATACGTTCCATCGGAGTTATTATAAGGAGATGATATACTATTCGTAGTTACACCATCATCACCGTGGTATGTATTACCACCACTTCCCGATGTTACGTGATTAAAAAGAGACCAGGCTTTTCTGGTTTCGGTTGAATTCGTACTTTGAGTACTTTGAACTACGGAGTACCCGTTCGTACTCGAATTATCATTTGCGGTCATAGCCACCTCCGGATACTTCCGCAGGGGTCGATCGTGGGGTCCCGTGTACTCGGCGACGACATTCGAATCCGATCGAATCGTCGTGACGTGTAAATTACCCGTGATTGTCGCTTCTTTCGAAGCGATTAAGTGCTCGGAAACGGTGAGTGTATCCGTCACCGTAGCATTTGCACTCACGGTTAAATCAGTCGAAACGGTGGCGTTTCCAGTCACTACGAGATCCCGCCCGATCTGAGCATTCGCGGTCGTTATAAACCCCGTCGTTGCATTGGAGAATTGTAGAGTGTTCGAAGTAACGTTTCCCGTATCGGAAACACTCTGGAGACCGTGTGCGGTCTCTACATTTATTCCACCAATATTCATCGCTTGCGCGTAGACGTTTCCTGAAACCACCCGAAGGTGGGCGTCCCTGACGTTCAAGTACGTATTCAGATTATTGATAGACATCTAATATAACGTAAGAAATGATTTACGTGTTATTAGGTGTGAGTTTATGCAGTTGGCTGGGCGGGCCAAACAGGGTTCGCTGGATCTTCGGTCGTCGAAGGAAGATCGCGAAGAGCTTGGCGGTAATCAAACCATGTCTGTTGTACCGCTAGATTCGAGTGAGGATAATCGAGGGTAGCATACCGATCGGTCTGTTCGAGGAGAGCGTTCCGCTTAGTGCGGAGCTCCTTGAGGGGTTGGGCCGCTACATATTCGTTCCATTTTTCAGTTAATTCTTCGAGGGTTGGTTTTGGGAGAGTGTTTGTCTCAGACCAGATTAACCCTTCATACGTTTCACCATTTAAAGTGTAAGCCTGTCCATGATAACACTCTCTAAGTGCGGCGAATAGATCAAGGGTCATTTATATTATTGACATATTTCTTTTACAGATATTGTACTCGATGCACGACCCTGATATTGGTTATCGGTATCTGTGTATGCCCTATTTATCGTAAAATAATAGCTACCGTGGAATGTATACCCCTGTAATTGATATGTTATCGGACTAAGGCTTGTTAATGGTGTAGGATCCAAATATTCAAAGCTATAACAATCTAAACCAGCTGTGTGATAATAAAAGACATAATTTACACCAACACCACGTTGACCAGCTGCGGCCGGTTGTGCTATTTCGGTGCTTACACCATCTTGGGTTCTCTTAACGCGTAAATAAGCGTGACCACTTGTTCCTACATTTGCTACAAATGATACCAAAAATTTACTGTTTTGGAACTTGGGGTGTATCGTTACACTCATACCGGGTACATCTTGAAGAGTGACAGTCGATTGCCCTCCCGCACTTAGAAATGTATCTAATTTTAGAGTATTTTCAACCTGAACGATAGTCCCCGGAGCATACAAAGGTGCCGCGATATGAAGAGGTTGGGGGTTCGCCACACTCCCCGTGCGACCCATATCGTAGAGGGTCTTGACCTCTTCGTCGGTGAGGGCTGTGTTATAAAACTTAAAATTGGAAATGTAACCGTCAAGATGATGCGTTGCTCCTATTTTATCCCCGAGTGTTATAAATGTGTTTTTAGGAAGATTTAATAACTGACCCGACGTACCACTTAGAGTGGCTGACTGAACCTCACCATTAAGGTAAATCTTTCTAGAATCTAAAGTGCTACCACCACCCGAATAAGTCATACATAAATGGTTCCACTGTTTTTGGCTGACATTCGTAGTTGCGCAGTAGATATTATGCGTATGCCAGGCAAAGTAAATACTATCACCATAAAAAGAAGAGTAAATATTTACACCAGCAGACCACGCGCTACCTACTTGAAATAACGTCTCTTCATTTGTCCCTATAGCCGAAGTGGTTTTATTGGTTTTGAACCATAAACTTGCAGAATGTATGTAATCACCTGCGGGATTGTTCAATCTTGTTTGTGTATAATCATCAGTCCCATCAAACACCAAAGCCTTCTCATTCGCATCATAATATGCCCCACCGTATAACACCCCATCATTCCCCCTCCCACTCGTGTCTCGTACAGCCCCCTCGAACGTGGGGTTCGTCGAGGTATTGTATTCCACGACGAGTCGGTCCCGACGGGGTGTATCGTCCACGTCTAAGGGCGGCCCTATCCGGGGAACATTTAACGATTTCGTGAGGGTCAGTTGACCATCGTGGAGAACGGATTGACCTTGCTCGCGGGTGCCAAAATATTTGAGTCCAGATATAGCCGTATAATTAGCATACCCAACAGTTTTTTGAACAACGATTGCGAAATATCTATATGATGTGGTCGATACATCAGTTATAAAATTGGTACCTGTCCAAAGGGATGGGGCGGCACCCGTCTCAGATAATACTTCAGTCCAATTTATATCATTATTAGATCCGTATATCTTAAAATCTTCCGGAGCTGAATTGAGATGGTTCGTGCTACTGGGGCGTGGAGAGAGTGTTATTGATTTGAGTACAATCTTATACGGCAATTCCAACTTTAACCATTCACCCGCTACAGTTCCATTTCCTAAAGTCGTGGAGCCAGTAAACGCGTAATCAGACGCACTCGCGTAAAGTGAGCTGTTTACACTTAACCATGCATTATCCGCTACACCGGCATCATTGTAAGTTATTTTATCAAATGCATCAAATGCTGTATATGTTGAACTGTATTCCGAACTTGAACTCGCCCTAAACACTCCATGTCCTTCAATGTATGTTTCGTTGCTTGTCATAGCCCTCGGAGGAAACTCTTCCAAGTTGTGCGGCTCATCCGCCACACTCAAGGATCCTTGGGGTGCATCTGTGCCTATCCCCAATTTTCCCTGTTGAAGCACCATCTGCGGTTTCGCACGTCCGAACTCCTCCTTTTGTGCGTTCCAAATTTCGTTCACTTGGTCTTCCTCGATGAACTTATCGTAGACCCTAAAGTTGGCCACTTTGTCGATGTTTCCACCACCGATCTGGATAGGGACTGGGGTGGCCTCTTCTGTGCCGTAGAACTCAAGTTCTTGTATAGCGAATCGCCCAACTGTGTTATTAGCTTGTACATGCGTCGCTAGAATTGCAAAGTATTGATAATATGTATTTAAATTATTTGTCATCGTAAAAGTTTTAGGTGTATTAGCGACCCATCCTGTTTGAGCACTGATAGTCAATAAAGAATCCCATGAGGTTCCATTATTACTACCTACAACGTATCCATTATATATTTCCCAGCCAGATCCATGTCTAGGATAATATACAACTGAACTGAGTTTAAGTTTACGTGGCATTTTCATACCAACCCATGAACCACCGCGAGATGTTCCATCAATCGTGAGTGCATGTGTTTGTCCAGAGGCAAGCGCTCCATCGCCGGTATTATATGTACCTCCAGACGTCATCCAACAATCATTTGGGTTTGTAGTACTATTTGTCACTCCATCAAACACCCTTGATGGTAACTGTGGAGTTCCACCGTGATTTGAATATATAATTTCGTATCCTCTATCACCAGGCATACCCGGATTGATTTGAGGACCCTGAAGTGAAGTAGTTTCGGTTGTCATCACAATGTGTGGATACTTCAAGACATTCGTGGGATCGGGAAGGCGAACCAGGTCGTTCTCGCGGTGGCCGTAAAACTCCAATTCGCCTACTTGAATAT